ATCACGGACCCGTGGCGGTGCCCGCCAGCGGACAGGTATAGTTCAAACGGCTCGCTTTCGTAGACGAAAGTAAGCCGGATGAAAACGCCCATCGGCTTAGGGGCGATATACCCCTTTACCAACAATTCCGTTTCTAACGGCGTAAACAATCCCATAACGTACAAATCCATCGTCATGTCTTGATTGTCTTGGATTATCAGCCTATGTTGCGGGAACAAATTATCCCAAAGTTCAAGAACTCCCGGAATAGTACCATCCCATTGATTCATTGAAATTTTAGCCTTCTGCAATAAGCGGTATGTTTCGTCATCCAATATCGGGCTTGAACCATCGGCGGGGTCAAAACTTAACACCCGTTCCCGGCCCACAATATCCCCTGTTACGTCCAGTTGTACGCCAACGCTATCAAATAAATGGAATTTGTCATCCATTGATTTTAACAACAATTCCGCATCATAAAATGGCTGGATATTAGCATCCAGCCATTTCAGAAATTTGCGCTTTTTGTGTTGTGGCGTAACCCGTTCAAGATAATGTTGATTGTTAGGCATAAATCACCTCCACATTCTCTATGAATCCACGGGTTACAGCATTAAACGGGATTTCTACATCGTAGGGGTTTAGGTTATTTGGGTCTGTCCCGGCTGTTACGGCTGTTATTGAAAAACTTGGCCTGTGAATATTCGGCATCGCTGATAATGCTACCCCCCACAATGCCGAAATGGTCAAATTATCCCCAATATCCAAGCTGTTTAGATATGCTGTAATATTGTTTTTGATATTATCCAATGTTGCCGTACTAAACCCCGCAAGCCGTTTAATTGTGATAGTAGCGTGAATATCATAGTAAATTGGCCGGAAAAAATTTATCGGCGTTACAATCTGCATTCCCTGTACTTCGCCGCTTGGAATATCAAAAGTAATATCGCCATACGTTCCGCATCCGGGGGTTTTACGAAGGTAAATTTCCTTGGCGATATACTCATCAAGCCCGCCTTCTACCACCGCTGAAATGCTGTGTCCGGGAATCGGCGGCCCGTAAAAGCCGAAGATATTTGTATCGTTTTCGTATACCCGGTAACGGGTCACATCGGGGATTTCCGCAATACCCCCGATTAACCCTTCCAAAACCGTGCGGGAAGGGCGGGCCGTGGATATGGTTTGCCTTGCCCGCAATTCTTCCTGTCCCTCTATTTCTTGCCCCGGCGTAGCGGCTTCGGCGTTGTTTACTGCCAACCATCCATCTGTAGGGGTAATTATATTAGTCAAGGTATCGGGCGGGGCTGTTATGCGCCCAAGCACCGTACAAGTTGCCAAGGCTTCCAAGGTTATAACATCGGGGCCTTCCGGGACGGGTAACGGCGTGGGCAATGTCCAGTTATTACCAAAATCATCCGCAATCATGCCGTTTATTATCTGTGTTCGTGGTTCCGCTGTAATGGTTACTGTGGCGGTTGATGGTGTGGCCGATTTTCGTTTGATTCCGTTTAACTTGACAAGCCCATCCAATGCGCCACCTATAGCCGTTCGTGGCCCCCGGTTGTTGTAAATCATTTGCATACCCAAAAAACTATCGTGTATACGGTCAGCCATCAAGATAATAAATTGATAATCCTGTCCATCATTTTCAAGGTAAATATCATCCCCGAAAATACCACGGGCTTCATTCAACAAAAATTCCCGAATATCTATGAATGTTGGGATGTGTAAACCCGCTTCGTCAATGTACGGCGCAAAATAAGCCATCAATAAATCACCTCAATTCTATTCAAATTTTCAGCTATACGAAGCGCAAATTCTCCGAAGGCGGTATCTACCTCACAATATGCGCTGTATGTGCGTGTATTCGGGTCAAAGTTACTTTCATAACTTAATAGAACCGTGACATTTTCTGTATCTTGAATGCGTTCTGAAATAATCAAGTCAACAGCTTCCCGCACATCGTCAGCGCCATAGGCCCCCAAAATATTTTCAAAAAGGGGTAATCCATCGGTTATATCTTCCCACCATTCAGCATATAAAAGGCGCAAACGTGTTAAAATTGCTTGCGCCACGGCTTCACGGCCCGTATAAAACACTTGCCGCCCAAAAGTGGTATCGCCGTTTTCGTCTAGTTTTCGATATTTCATTTAATCACCCCGCAAACACATTCGGGCTACCACTAGCCGAAGGATTATCACCGTGCATTATTGGCGGGGGCGGTTCGCCCAAAGTAAAATCGCCTACCCGTGCAATACCCAAACCGTTTACAAATACGGTTGCGCTACAATCGTTTTGAACGCCGCCGTGGGATTGACTATCAGAATGACGATGCGCCGCCGCACCATTTACAAAAACATTTGAAGAACCGCCTGTATCAACGCTTCCGCAAGTATGAGAATCACCCACACGGCAAACCGCTGGCATATAATCACCTCTTTATTATGGGTTTAAGTCGATGCGGGCCGCCCGCAATGTCATATTACCCCCGGCTTCCAAATCTATATTACCAGCGGCTTTGATTGTTACGTTGGCGGCGGTTGTAATGTTAATATCATCCACGGCGGTAACATTGATTTTTTCAGCACCAACAATATTGACTGTTTTATTATCGTCTACGATTTCCAAGTATGAATCCCTATCCTCATTCCGCAACATCATGGAATTTGTAGAATAGTTTTCAACGGCCTTGGGTACGCTGGTTATACCCAAAATGCACATCGCATCTGATAAATCATGCCGCCTTGTTTCAAGCTGGGTTTGCTCCCCGCCTGATTGCCACCACGAATCAAGACACATATCATTAAAGATAATCAATACTTCATCGCCGGGTTTGACCGGGAATGTCAAACAATAACCCCCGGCCCTTGGGAAGAAACAAGGCACATCCAGCAAAAGGGGTAAGGATTCCCACTTACCCCGGCAATATTCTTTAATTAGCGGCTTGACCGAGGCCGTTTGTACTTTCTCATCAAAAGTAACTATTTCACCGGGCATTGCTACCCGTAAATTATCAAGTTTATTTTCAACAGTACGCCGCAAGCCTTCTTCAGCATCGGCCATCCGTTCCGACATATACAACTTCAAATCGTCCACAATTTCACCACCTTAACGCAAGCTGGCCCCCGTATTCGGCATATTGCCGCTTTGGGTAATGCCTGTAAATTCGGTATACCATTCATTGCCCCTTGTATCGCCTGTGTGAACCAGCTTGATTATTCTATAAACCCCATCATAATCCATTTGTTTAGGCTGGCTGTCACGCTTTGCCTTCATTTGTCTAACGTGTGAATTATCAATGTGTACAAACGAATTCAAATCAAGCAAAGGATTAAGAAGGCAAGTAGATTTTATACCCTCATCTGTCATTTCGGCGGCCCCCACAAGCCCCGTTTGCGGCGATAATGATACTATTTGGCCGCTGGGCGCGTCAGGGGCTTTTATTATATTGATTTTACCGTTATTACAGAAAAAAGCCGCTTGTTCCGTGCGGGCTATTTGATGCAAATAATCACGGGCAAGGCCGAAAACAACCTTCCCCCGTGTCAATTTCTTGTTTTCCAAGTTATCCGAAATGAAGCCCAATTCCACCGGGTTTGATGCCGTGGAACATAATTTTTCAGTAATTGTGCGGGGCGTTTGCCCTGCCCGCCAAGATTGATTTACAAATCCATTGTTAAGGAATTTATCACCATCTTGGCTAACCAAAATCAGCTTGTAAGTGGTATTATCCTCTTTATCCCGCAAGGGCTGGACAATATCACCGTCAAAAATAAGCCCGTATTGGCTACCTTCATACCCGGCTTCCAAAATTATGCGGCTTCCTGTTTCAATAATTTGGTTTTCGGTTGCCGGGGAAAGGTTGAATATTGTAATTTCGCTGTAATTCGGGGTTTCGGCCATATTCTTTTCAATCTTAAAAGTACAGCGCAATTGTGATACATTGATGCCGCCCACAACTACACGATACCGCCGCCCGTAAAGAATTTCACCCATCAATTATCACCCCAAACCAATGCAAAATCAGTCCCTAAGTTATCAGCGTTCGGGGCATCGTCTGTATTATCGGGATTTATTTTGACAACCACCGCCACCCCTATGCGTAAATGCTCAAATTGCTCAAGGATATTAGCGGCGGGATAAACCCCGGCAATTAGCGGCAAGTCACTTACAAGCATTTGGCCGCTTGTGGCGTTTGCAATCGCTAATATCCAATATTCGGCTTCGCTGTTATAGCGAAGGGTCAGGTCAAAAGGCATGTTTTGACCGTTTACAGGAATTACACATCTGAAATTTTGATTCGGTTCGCTGGTCAGCGGTACGACAAACATTGTATTCACCTCCCAAGCGCATCAGCGG